CTGGCGGCTCCTCAGGCGAAGGCGGTGCGGGCACTCCAGGGCCTATGGGTCCTCAAGGTCCAGCCGGCGCTCCTGGTCCTAAAGGCGATACTGGCGAGCCGGGACCTCAAGGTATCCAGGGTCCAGCGGGTCCTCAAGGTCCTCAAGGTATCGCTGGACTAGGTATAACATTTATTGCCCGAATTCCTACTGAAGCAGACCTACCAGCAACTGCCACAAATGGCGATATGTATATTATTGATGCCACTGGCAATGCTTGGATTTGGTCTGATGCTGATGGCGCTTTTGAAGATGCTGGTCCTTTGGTTGGTCCTACTGGTCCACAAGGTATCCAGGGACCTCAAGGTCCAGCTGGCGCAGATGGTGCTCCTGGAGCAACTGGCCCACAAGGTCCAGCTGGTCCTACTGCTGTATCTGCTAATGCTGGAAACACAGCCACTCTTGGCACAGATGGATTGATATTTGTCCCAGCTGGCACTGGTGGCGGTGGCGATTACTTGCCATTGTCTGGTGGCACGATGACTGGTCCAATTGTTTTCCCATCTGGCACTGTCCAGCAGTATGCGAACAATTATTCCATGTTCACTGCGACTGGCGGTGTGTCATTTAGGTCTGGCGCAACTGAATTAATGGCATTCTCATCCACTGGGATATTTGCTTATAAGCCATTGATTACACCATCCTCTGGAATCGGTATCTCTTTTGGCTCTGGCGGTGGTTATTTGTCAAAAGTTGGCCAAGGCATTGGCGCTTATATTGCTGGCACTCAAAAGTTCTTGCTTGATGTCTCTTTGCATACTTCAGCAAATCCAATCCAGTTGCCAGCCGACCCAGTTGCTCCTCTCCAGGCTGCGACAAAGCAGTATGTTGATGCAGCTGCGGTTGCCGCTGTCCCTACTCGTAAAAAGGCAGAGGCTGTCTGGACCGGCGTTAATTTCACATTAAACACAACTACCGAGACAAATCTTGTCTCATTATTGAAGATATTGGGCGCGCCTACCTCTGGTCAATTGACATCCCCATTTGTGGACACAGTTGCGAACAAATTAAAAGTTATTAATCAAGATGCATCAATGTTTTTCAAGTTGACATTGTCTGGCACATTCGCTGGACCTAGCACAACTGGCAGAGGCATTTCTTTGACATTTAATTTGACAAGCCCAGATATATACACCCAGGCAAGAGATGAGGACCCAGCTGGTGACAAGTTCGCTTTTGGCACATTCTTTTCAGTGGATAAGGATGGATTTTTTGCGACCAATGGCTGCACCACGACTCTCCGCTGCTATGGTTCAGCTTACACAATCACAGAGGCAAAATTAGTGATTGAGCAGAATACAATTGGAGCTTAATGATGCTTGAACAATTAAAAAGATTGCTTGGAATTACTGACAACACTCAAGATGCTTTATTGACCGAGCTCTTGATTGAGGCTCAGGAATATGTCGAAGAGTTTTTGCAGCGCAAATTAGACTTGGCTGATTATGAAGATTATATTGAGCCAGGCTGCGCTTCTACTTTGGTTGTGCGTAATTTCCCATTAGAGTCGGTTACCTCTATTGAAACATTAGACGGCTTTGCATATACAGAGTTTAAGCTTGTTAAGCCTTCTGGCGAGATCCGTTCCAATATTGGTTTTAATGGTGATTTAGTTATTAATTACCGCGGTGGATATGCTGATCTTCCAGCCTGGGCTAAAAAAGCAATTGTTGAAACTGCGGGCAGCTTATACAATTCCAACGGCGGTGGCTCTGGTACTGTAAAAATTGGCGCTGTTAAGTCAGAGGAAATTGTAGGAGTTGCAAAGGTCACTTATGAAACTGGCAGCTCAAGCTCTTCTAGCAATAACAATTCTGGTGGCTTTGGATCAATTCCTGGCTATGTAATTGACACGCTTGAGCCACATAGGAACCGCTATGCTTAATCCAGCAGCTGTTAGCTCTTTATATGCCAGAATGTTTGACGCTTATGCGCATGACATTAAAATTCAGGCATTAAATGGAACAGTGTGGGAAGATGTCAAAACTGTTAAGGCGGTTGTGCAAAACTATACGCCAAGCGAATTGTTATCCGGTGCTATTCCAGAAAATAGCCATAGAATTTTAATTTTAAATAGAGATTTAAACGGGTATAAAATACGCTTGAAATCTGATCGCTTATTTATTAATGGCAAATCATACGTTCCGCAAGCCATTAATGAATTAGCTAGAGGATCAGATAATTCTTATTATGCAACCGAGGTGAGGGTGATTGGATGAGCTCTAAATTTGTCCGTGATACTATCCAGGCGCACTTTGCTGCCAATTGGACAGAGACACCTTACCACGTCATTGACGACATTGACGACGTTGAAGCTATACCTACCAATGACTCTGAGCCTTGGGTTGGTATTGAATACGTTGCAGCCACAGAGCAAGTTAATTGCTTGCCAGCTAATATGTGGGACGAGCGTGGCACCATATTTTTTCATATTGCTATTCCTAATGGTTATCCATCATCATTAGCAATAGACTTAGGTGAGCAGCTGAGAAGATCATTGCGTGGTGTCAGAATGGACACATTAGTGATTGAGTCAGTCTCACCGCCAATCTCTCAGTCACCCCCTGCGATTGAGTGGAATTCACCTTGGCAGGGTTTTGCTTTAATTTGTTCATATCAATCTATAAGGACTTAAAAAATGTCATCCTCAAATCTAGTGAAAATTTCCTCAATTGAGGAGACAGTTTATGGCGTTACGCCAGCAGCTGGTGATTTTAAAACTGTGCGTTATACAAGCGAGAGCTTATCTGGCACTCCGCAAACAGCCGAGTCTGCTGAGATTCAATCTGACCGCACATCTGGCGGCCAAGTACAAGTTGGCTTAGATGTTGGCGGTGATATTAATGCTGAATTGTCCGCTGATTTAGCCTTGAATGATTTTATTCGTGGCGCAATGATGCAAGCATCTTGGTTCCCAGGAGCTATTGATTCTGGTGATTGGACAGTGGACCCAATCGGTAAAACATTCACCTCAGACACAACTGCATTGACAATCAAGGTTGGTGACTTGTTTATCGTTTCAGATGCAACTGAGACAAAGAACAATGGTCCTATGTATGTGACTGCTGTGGACACAGAGACAACTCCTGGCACGACTGTTTTGACAGTTGCCAAGGAAACTATCGGCTCTGAGTCTGGTCCGATGACATTGAGAAGGTCTGACCGCTTATCAGTGGGCACTGACACAGTTTCATTCTCAATCGAAAAAGACTTCACAGACTTAACTGATAAAGCAATTGCTTATCGTGGCATGTTAGTGAACCAGATGAATCTATCCATGACATATGGCTCAATCGTTGAGTCCAGCTTTATGTTTATGGGCAATGGATATGAGACACCAGTTCCAAAGATTACTTCTGGTCGCACTATCACACCAGCTGGCACAACACAGCCATTCAATGCCTCTAGTGATATTGGCTTGGTGATTGTTGAGGGCGAAGTTGCTGATTTCTGCATCCAGTCACTCCAAATTTCATTGTCGAATGGTTTGACACCTCAGACTTGCATGGGCACATTGGCTCCTCGCCAGTATGCTTTGGGCATGGCTGCAATCACAGTATCTGGCAGCGCTTACTTAAGCGATGAAAATTGGGATTTGATGGCTAAGAAGTTGAGCCAGACTCCAGTATCAATTGCATTCTCGGTTGAAAATGATGATGGTGGCATGGCATTCGTTATTCATGGCGCCCAATTATCATTCCCAGACCCATCAAGCGGCGGTATGGATCAACAAGTTTCAATTGAGTTTAGCGGAGCAGCTAAAGCGGTTGAGTCTGGTTATTTCGACATTTATAAGTTTTAATCAATTGGGCCTAGGACTTCACGGCAGCTGCCTGACCTTTCACAGTCAGCTGTTCCTAGGCCCAACCTACTGAAAGAGTGAGAGCAAAAAATGAGTTTAAATAAATACAAGCTGCCTTTGTGCTTAACAGAGGGCGTATCGTTCGCTTTGGATGATGCTAAAGAGGTAATTATTACCGTAAAGATGCCAATTGATGCAAACAAAGATTTTTCATTGGATTGGGCACGAAGATTAAAAGTATTAGATGGCGAGATTATTTCAACGCCATTTGACATCATTAAAGCGCAGCAAGATTCCTTTTTTGAAACACAGATTATTAAAGTTGAAGGCGTAGATAGTCCAGAGACATTCTTTAAGGATTACCCATTGGCTAAGGATGAGATTTGGAACAAAGTCCAATCTGAATTGCCAAACTATGAAAAAAAGGTTGAAGCCGAAGTAAAAAAATAATAAGGACCTTTACCTGGCAAGCTGATTGGGCAGGCAAATTTGATTTTTATAAAATGCTTGAAAAAAAGGGAAAGCTAAAGCCTTCCGATAAAATGCCAGAAGTATCAGATGGTGAAGGTCTTATGCTGAGTTTATTTCATGAGCTTAGTAGCGGTAGAAATGTTGGAATGTCAGTTGGGCCAATACCAATAACCCTTTTGTGGGAGGCTCAAAGACGATACAATTTAAGCAATTTAGCAATACATGTTTTGCAGCAATTAGACAGTGCTTATTTAAGGAAAATCAATGGCAGCAGCGCTAGAGATCGAGTATGATGGCAAGAGAATCGCTCATTCTCAAGTGCCAGCTGCTTTCCTTGAGTCTGGATTAAAAGGCTTAAGAGCTTATGCTTTTGCATTAGGTAATGAAGCCGCAAATGATCAAATCAAAAAAGGCAATGAATTGTCTTTTATATCCGTTGACAACCGCCGCAATCGCTCACCAGATGAGATGAAACGCGACATATCGTGGTATTTCAACCTTAAGCAGTCATTGCTATTAAAAGCCGTAACGGAAGCCCTAGAGATGGCCCAAAAGCTATCTAGGAGCTATGCTGCTGAACCTACTGGCGCTATGGCTGACTCCTGGGGTTTATATATTAATGGCAAGCCTGCAACCATGAGCCAGCTAGAAAATGTTAAGCTTGGCAAAGGCGGGGATGACGTGCGCATTACTTCCAACTTGCCATATGCCCGCTTTTTGGAAGCCGGTAATTGGGCAAGCGCAAGAAGCCTGAAAAAACGTATGAAAAATGCACAGCGTCAATTAGAAGGTAAAAAAGTTAGAAGCCAAGTATCAGTTACTAAAGCAATTGCTAACTCATTGCGCAGAAAATATCCAGGGTTAAAGATTACCGATTTGTGGTATACCGACAGCCCTTTTAATTTTACAACTGGCACCAATAGAAGGCATCCGGCCGTGGTGTTCAACACAATTATGAGGGTTGTTTAATATGGCGGCTAATAAAGCAGAAATGCTATATAAAATCCAAGTTGATGCAGCAAAGGCTGTCAAAGACATGGAGGCGGTGGCCGGCAAGGTCAGAGACATTAACACGCAAGCCGCTAATAGTGGCAAAGCTGTTGGCGGGTTCCAGCGCACTATTCAAAATACAAGTTATCAATTACAAGACTTTATTGTTCAGACATCAATGGGCACTGATGCCCTAAGAGCATTTGGACAACAAGCGCCGCAGCTACTTGGTAGCTTTGGGGCAATTGGTGCAGCAATCGGTGTTGTTGCCGCATTGTCACCAGTTGTTATCCAGCTATTTAAGGAAATGTCAAAAGAGGCAAAGACATTTGATGAAGCCATTAAAGGCGCTGACGATGCTTTAAAGTTATTAAAAGAGACATTTAGCTTTGCTGATCGTGCAAGTTTTGACACCTTAATTGAAAGCTATAAAAAAGCAAACGTTGAAACCCGTAAGCTCATATTGTCAAATATGGAGCTTAATATGGTTATTGCAAAAGTAGCCGCCAATGATTTGCAAGATAGTTTATTAAACAGTTTAGACGCAGGCGTTAAAAAGTTAGGCTTTTTTAATCGCGCTTTATTAGAGACAAATAAGTATCTTAAGGACAATGAAGCCGCCGCAAAAGCTGGCAGTATAAATCCTTTTGCCGCTAAAGCAGCTGGTATGAGCAGTCAAGCGCTTCTAGGTGAAGGCTTTGGTATTTCTGACCAGCAACTTAACTCATTACAAGAAGCACAAAAATTATTAAATGCGTCTAAGATTTCAGCTACTGAATTTTTAGATGCAGTCTCTAAAGTTTATATTGAAACTAAAAAGCCAACTAAAGACTTTACAGCATGGGTGCAAGAGCTACAAAAGACAGTTACAAAAACAAAAGAGCTTGAATTACAGCAGCAGCAGTATGCAGATGCTGTTAAGCGCTTAAATAGTGGTGATTATTCAACAAGTAAGTCATTAGAAGATTCTGCTAAGGCCAGAGACAAAGAGCTAGACGCTATTGTTAAAGAGTTTGAGGCACTTGAAAAGTTAAGCGAATCACGTAAAAAAGAAGCTGAAGCATTAATGCGCAGCATCGATCCTTTGTCATCACATACCCAAGCTCTTGAAAGAGCCAAAGTTCTTTACAATGACAATAAGCTATCAGCCGAGGAATACGCAAGAGCTGTTGATTTTGCCAATAGAAGACTAGCAGATTCAGACCCATTAATTAGAGGCGCTGGCCAATCTTTATCTAACGCCATGACTGATATTGCATTCTCTGGCAAAGGAATGAATGATGTCATGAATGACATGGTGGAAAGTTTAGCAAAAGTTGCTTATCAAGTTATGATTGTGCAGCCTTTAATTGATGCTTTAAAAGGATCTATGGCCGCTGCTGGTATGACATGGAATCCGTCAGCCCCAACTTATGGCCCGCCTGTTACAGCAATGCCTAACGCAAATGGCAATGCTTTTGCTGGCGGAAGTGTTGTGCCATTTGCTAAAGGTGGCGTGGTTTCATCCCCAATGCTATTCCCAATGTCTGGCGGTCAAACTGGCTTGATGGGTGAGGCTGGTCCAGAAGCGATCATGCCGCTTAAGCGTGGCAAGGACGGAAAACTAGGAGTTGCCGCCGGCGGTTCATCAACACAAGTCAATATTTATAACTCAAATGGCGGTGAGGTCACCACGCAAGAGCGCCAGGATCCTAATGGCGGCAAGATTATTGACATTATGATTAAGAAGGCGGTTGCATCTGGCATCGCTAGCGGTGATTTTGATAAAGCAATGGGTTCAACTTATGGCCTACGCAGACAAGGAACTAGATAATGGCAAATCCACAATGGCTCACATCTCTCCAGGACCATCCGAATATTGATTATTCTGAGAAGGTCATGGATGGTGTTATTCGCTCAAATCCAGCAGTTGGTCCATCAATGTCTCGCCCTAGGTTTACCAAGACCAGGATTGAGGCATCAATGACCATCTGGGTGGATAAGACTCAATATGAGGAGTTTTTCAATTGGTATGATGTTATCCTGGCTCAAGGCTCATTGCCTTTTGATTGGGAGAAGCCAATTACTAATGTGCCGGCAACCTTTAAATTTATGGCTGCCCCATCAGTGTCTGCTGTAGGGCCATTAACCTGGACTATTAGCTGCCAATTGGAGCAATTGCTATGAGTTACTCTACCAAGTTAATTCAAGCTGCCCTGGCTGAGAATACAGCTGAGGTTTTTCTCATGCTGCTGACCTTTAATCATGAGAGTTTTCCAGAGCCTATCCGTTTGGTGAATAACCTAGAGGACATCACTTCTAGAGGCAATGTTTATATGGCATTTCCATTTAATTTGGCTCTTCCAGTTGATGATGGTGACTCATTGCCAACCGTGGAAATCAGTTGTGAAAACGCTAGTATTGAGTTAATTGATGAATTGCGCACTTTGGTGTCACCAATGTCTGTTACTCTGGAGCTTATTCTGGCTTCTACCCCAGATTATATTGAGCAGTCCATTGCTGATATGAGAGTCTCTGGCATTGAATATGACGCTCAAAATCTTAAACTCACAGCAAATATTGATGATCTTTTAAATACCATCTTCCCAAAAGAGCGTTATTTACCAAGTAATTTTGCTGGATTATTTCAATGATTGATAAGTTCATTGGCATCCCATATGAGCATAAAGGCAAAAGTTTTGCTGGCGCTGATTGCGTTGGTTTGGTTGAGTTGTTTAACAAAGAAGTATTGGGCAGAAGCATACCAGATTTTAGTCAGTTATATTTAGACCCTTCAGAATATAAATATCATGACATTGTGATTGAATCACAAAAAAGTCTTTTCCAGTCTATCTCAGAGCCCGCTTTTGGCGATATAATTCTTTTCAGAATTGGCGCTTATGCTTGTCACTTAGGAATATTCATTGATGAATCAACTTTCTTGCATTCCCACCAGGGACATGACTCAGCAGTCCAAAGGATTGACTCCCATAGTTGGTCAAAGCGCATCATCGGATTTTTTAGGTTACGCAGTATTTAAGGACAATCCATTCAATTCATTGGGTGGCGATTATCAGGTCATTCAATATCATGACGGTGCGACAGTTGAGGAGATTACCAGGGCAGCGTGTGTCAATAATGCCTGGCTCATCAATTATTTAGAGGTCAGAGTTGGCGATGCTTTAGTGCCAAAGGAATCCTGGTCAAGAGTAAGACTCAAGCAAGGCGCTCCAATCACCATCATGGTCATCCCTCAGGGTGGCGCTGTGGATGTCTTAAAACAAATCGCCATTATTGCCATCACTGTGGTGGCTGCGACCTATTTAGGTCCATTGGGTGCGACTGCGATGGGTTTCACTGCTGGCTCGACAGCCTTCACAGTTGCCTCAGCCTTAACCGCAGCGGCAGTGACTATGGCTGCCACACTGGCAATAAATGCCATTTTCCCTCCTCCAGTTGCAGATCAGCCACAGCTGGGCAATCGTGAATCAGAGGGTCAGACTTTTGGCTGGAATACAGAGAACAATAAGCTCCTCCAGTATCAATCAGTCCCTAGAGTTTATGGTCGAGTCAAGATGGCTCCTCCTTATGCAGCGCAGCCCTTTGTCGAATCTCTTGGTGACCAGCAATATCTGCATCTCCTTTTTGACTTTGGATATGGTCCATTGAATCTGACTGACTTGCAGATTGGCGAGAATGACATCAACACTTATGCCAATATCCAATATAAGGTCCATCCATCATTTAAGGCTGGGGACAAATTAGATTTATACAATCGAGATGTCTGGCAAGATAGCTACTCTCAAAAGATTACAGCATCAACATTTAGGACAGTCACAACTCAGATTGATTCAGATGAGGCAGTGATTGACTTTGGATTCCCTCAGGGATTGGTTGAAGTTAATGCCCAGAATGGAGACCTTTATTCCAGGACTGTGGATTTGTCTTTGCAATACAGAGCAGCTGGCAGCTCGACCTGGTTGAATTTCACTGATTTACAGAGCACAGTTGCTGGTGGTGGCACGATTATTCGACCAACTAATGTGGACTATAAATGGGAGATGATTGGCGCTACTTATGCTGACAGTCCAAGATATACCAATTATTCATCTCTGCCTGATTGGAATACTATCCCAGCTGATACCTATATCACTGTGACCACTGACAGCTCATATGTTGATTATGATGGCTATTACCAGACCAATGTAAGCCGCCAAGACTACTATCGCTCCAATATCTCCACCAGCGTGGCAAAGATTCGAGTGAGCAACAAAACACAAAAGGGATTCACTGTCTCAGTGCTATTGAAATTCCCAGCTCCTGGTCAATATGAATTGCGCACAGGCAGAGCCACAACTGACTCAGACAGTCGTTATATTTCAGATGATGTCTATTTGACTTCATTGCGCTCAAGCAAAAACAAATCCCCAATCGCTCCAGAGGTCCCACATACCATCGTGGAGATGCGCTTATTGGCAACTGACCAGCTCAATGGAGTCATCAATAATTTCACAGCTGTGGCAACTTCAGTGCTGCCAGTGTGGAATGGTGTTGCCTTTGTTGAGCAAGAGACTCGCAATCCAGCCTGGATATATTTGGATGTATTGCGTGGCACTGCTGCCAGGAGAGCTGCTCCAGATTCTAGGATTGACATTGCAGCATTCGCAGAGTGGGCTCAGTGGTGTGATGCCTCTGCTGCCAATGCAGTTGGTAAGCCAAAAGCTCAATGCGATATGGTTATCTCTGGGACTTATACAGCTCACCAAGTGCTGAAGATGATTTCAGCCACTGGCGATGCAACTCCATCACTGCGCTCTGGCAAGTATTCAATCTCCATTGACAGAATTAAGCCATATCCAGTCCAGATGTTTACGCCAAGGAATAGCAATGGATTCAAGTCATCCAGGGCATATCACATCCAGCCTCATGGTTTGAGAGTTCAGTTTGTGGACCCAAATCAAAACTGGCAGCAAAGAGAAATCGTGGTTTATGACGATGGATATTCAGATGCGAATGCAACTATTCTGGAAACCATGAACCTGGTGGGAATCACCAATTATCACCATGCCTATCGTTTAGGTCGCAGAGCATTGGCTCAAGGCAGATTAAGACAAGAGACATTCAGTATCAGTGTTGGTCTTGAGAATATCCTTGCCACTAGAGGCGATTTGGTTCGCCTGGCTTACGATGTGCCAAAGATTGGTAATGGCTGGGCAAGAATCAAGTCAATCAATGGTCAGCGAATCATCATTGATGAGCAATTCACCAACATGGAGAATGGCTTTTATATCAGAGTCCGAGTGGATAATGAGAGACAAGTGGACCTTTTGGTCAATAACATTCTGAATGATTCTGAGGTCAATGTTGATGGCGATATGAGCAACATTCAGCCAGGGATGCTGATTACTTATGGCACTCTGGAGAGAATCACAATGGACTGCCTGGTCAAATCAATCAGCCCTGGATATGACTTGACTGCTGACATTGAATTGATGCCATATTCTCCAGCGATTTACTCTGCTGAGACTGACCCTATTCCTGATTACAATCCAGTCATCACCCAGGTTGAGAATGTGCGACCAGGACCAGTGGTCAATCTCCAGGCGAATGAGGTGGACACTGTTATCAATCGCAATCATTACATCTCAATCGGTCTCTCCTGGTCAAAGCCAGCTGGAGCACAGCCTTATTATTATGTGATTTATGAGTGGCAAAACAATAAATGGCGAGAGATTGGTCAGACCATTGAGCGCAATTTCTATGCTTACAAAGAAGTCAGTGCCAGAAAAGACAATGGCGAGAAAAGTGACTTCATTGGCAAGAAGATGACTTTTGCTGTGGTTGGCGCATCTCCTGGCGGCTTAAGATTGCAGCCAAGCAATGGCTCCCAGGTCACTATCACCCCATTGGGAGACCAGGTAAAGCCAAGCAAGCCAAAGACATTCGACTTGGATATTCGCTCATCCACTCACATCTATCTTGACTGGAGACATTCAGACAGCAATGACATTGATTATTACACTATCAGATATAGTCCGAATTTCGATGTCAAAGACATCAATCAATCGACCATTGTGGCTGACAAGATTTCATATCCTACAAATAGCGTGACAGTCCCAGCAAGACTTGGCACTTATTACATCAAGGCTGTGGACACAACTGGTCTCATCTCCGATGAATATGGCACTGTCATCACACCAACTAAATTGCTCAACAATGAGGTTGAGGTGATTGAGGTTGAAGATGCGACATGGACTGGCAGAAAATCTGGCGGCTTGATTGTTGATGGCGGTGAGTTGAAGATGCCAATCTCCATCACTCCGAACACTGGTGAGCGTGTTGGCACTTATTACTTTGATGATTACATTGATTTCGCGAATATCTATCCAGTTGTTTTGAGCAGCCATGTTGAAGTCGAAGGTTTCACCAATGGCAGCCTGGAATCAATTGAGCAATATTTTGATGTATATCTTGAGGTAAGAAGTGCCTCAGCAAGAGTGCCTATTTCTACCTGGGAGCCGAACCTAGCGACAGCATTGCCAGACAGCTTGGCAGCTGGCTCAGTGGACATGGGTGATTGGAGAAGATTATATTCTGGTGAATACACTGGCTTATATTTCCAATTCAGATTGACAGTCATCTCTAGGCGTGGCGATGTTGGTGTCACAATCAAAAAAGCTAAATCGATTGGCACTGCTAATATTCGCACAGCCAGCCAGTATGATTTAGTCTGTCCAGCAGCTGGCATGAGGGTTTTGTATGAGCCACCATTCCAGGAGGTTTTGTCTGTCCAAATCACTCCATCCGATGTGATTGAGGGTGATACTTATGAGATTCGCAATAAGGGTGTGGATGGATTTGATGTGAGATTTTTTAATAATGGCTTACCAGTTGAAAAGCAATTCGATTGGTTGGTGCGTGGATATGGTCAGCTCGCTGACTCCATCCCTAGATAAGGAGTGACAAGATGAGTCAATTTGATTTTGAGATTTTCCCCTATGTGGACAATGGCATTGACCTCAGCAATAAGCTAAACAATTGGCGAGATGCTTTGGAGTCATTGCACACTGGCACATCACGACCAGCATATGCCCAAAAGGGAACCATGTGGATGAATGACCTTGACCCTGAGAAGGCAATTGTCTATTTGTTTGATGGCAATGTTGATATTGAGATGGGTATTTATAACCTAGTGACAGGTCAGCCAGCCAATGCAGCTGCCACATTCGCAGAGGTATCTCCACCATTGGAGGCAAAGGAAAAATCATTCTGGTTTGAGACTGATTCTGGTCGTGTCTATATTAAATATAAGAATCCAGATGGCACTGAGATTTGGGTTGAAAGCTCCAGCTCTAGTGTCCCAGGTCCAGTGGGTCCAGAGGGTCAAGTAGGTCCAGCTGGTCCAGCTGGTCCACAAGGTCAGACTGGTTTGACTGGCGCTGCTGGTCCTCAGGGTCCAGTTGGTCCGCAAGGTCCAGAGGGTCCAGCATCAACTGTGCCAGGACCACAAGGACCAATTGGTCCAATGGGTCCAATGGGTCCACAAGGTTCATTCCAGGGTCAGATTTTTACAGGCAGCGGCACATTCACAGTGCCAGCCAATGTGGCTACTGTTAAGGTGATAGTGGTTGGTGGTGGCGGTGATACTGGTGGCAATAACTCCAATGGTGGTGGCGGTGGTGGTGTTTGTATAGGCTATGTGTCTGGATTGACAGCTGGACAAGCAATTGCTGTGACAGTTGGAGGAGCTGGAGGGACTTCATCTTTTGGTGGTTATGCTTCAGCAACTGGTGGAGCTAATCGAAATGGTGGCACTGCATCTGGTCCAGGTTTACTTTTGCCTGGTGGTCCTGGAGGCGTTGCTGGAGATAACCGAGGCGGTGGCGGTGGCGCAGCTGGTGGCGGTGGTGGTGGTCACTATGGATATGGCGGTCCTGGTGGTGGTCCTGGTGGTGGCGCTTTTGGCTCTGGTGGCTCTGGTAATAACTATGGTGGTGGTGTCCACAATAATGCCCAGGGATATGGCAGCGGAAAAGGTGGCGGTGGCACTGCTGGAGCAACCGCTGGAGTTGTGATTGTTGAATGGTAAAGGTAAAAAATGAAAAAAGCTCTTATATCCCCAATTGAAAAAGTATCATTCTTAAGTGACTGGATAAGTGATGGCAAGTCATGGAACTTTGTTGAATCTGTGATTGAAAAATCTTATCGTGTGGCTCAAGTTGAAGAATCTGGAAAAGAGTTTCCAGTGGCAAAGCCTTATTTTTGGGTTGATTGTCCAGACAATATTATTGCCAATAAATTTTATTATCACTCTGAGACAAAGGATTTTATCTCTGTCCCAGAGCATAAGCCCTATCCATTAGAGACACCAACTTAAGGACACATCATGCCAATTTTAGATTTTCCACCATCCCCTTCAGTGGGTCAGATTTATGAGAATGAAAGCTCAGGCACATATCGCTGGAATGGATATGCCTGGGACAGAGTGAATGCTTATATCGTGCCAATTGGTGTGCCAGATGGTGCAATCCTTATGTGGTCTGGCTCGATTGCAGCTATTCCTCCATCCTTTGTCTTATGTGATGGCACTAATGGCACTCCAGACTTGAGAGACCGCTTTATTGTTGGCGCTGGCTCAAGTTTTGCACCATTAGCAACTGGTGGCACAAAAGATGCTGTGGTGGTGAGTCATACTCATACAGGCACAATCAGCGGCTCGACAGATGCTGCTGGTGAACACAGCCACACATATTATGGCTCTAATGTCCAAGGCTCTGGCGGCTCTGCTGGTTTCCAAGGCGCAAGCAACTGGGCAACTCAAAGCGTTTCATCAGGCGGCTCACATACTCACACATTGAATGGCTCCATCGTTGTTGCATCAACTGGAGAAGATGGCACAAATAAAAACTTGCCGCCATTCTTTGCATTGGCATTCATTATGAAGGTGGCTGCATGATTACAAAAGAATATCTAATCGAGGCTAAATTATGTAGCGAATCCGCAGCTGCTAAGTGGGTGAGCGCTATCAATGAAACCCTTGAGAAATATAACATCTCAACTCCAGAGCAGATTGCTGGATTCCTGGCGCAATGCAGCCATGAGTCAGCTCATTTCACGATGGTCAAAGAGAATCTCAATTATTCCTGGGAGGCTCTGCGCAGAGTATTCCCTAAG